TATTATTATATTTGCTGCCGTGCAACATTATAAAAGACTTTTCATATTTAACAATATTGAGCCAAGCGGGGAGGTGTCACTTATGTTGCACGCATTAAATCGCCTCCCTAAGGCTCTATTAAAAAAAAATAAAGACGTGCAACAATGGCAAAAGAACTACCGTATTTTCAATTCGAACCAGCCGAGTATCTAACTAAAGATATATCGTTTTGCAGTTTATCTGCTCAGGGTTTATTCATTAACATTTGCAGCTACTACTGGCAGCGAGAATGTAAACTAACAAAAGAACAATTTTTAAAACGCTTAAATAATGAGCTTGAATTTAACGAGTTATTAAATGAGGGAGTTTTTAGTATTGACGAGGAAGGTTTTATTTCAATTAAATTTTTGGACTTTCAATATGCTAAAGCAACTAATAAAAGCGTAACTAATTCAGAGAATGGAAGCAAAGGAGGTAGACCAAAAAAAGAAAAAATAAACCCAACCGAAACCGAAATTAAACCGAATCAAAACCCAATTAAAAGCGAATCAAAAGGCATAAGAGAAGAGAAGATAAAAGAAGATAAGATAAAAGAAGAGAATATAATAGATAGCAGTAAACTGCTAAGTCTTTATAATTCTATTTTAGGTAAAACTGCAAGAGTAGTAAATACTAAAACTAAATCTCAGATAAAAGACAGACTAAAGGAAGGTTACACTAAAGAGGATATAGTAAACGCTATACGCAACGCAAGCAAAGACCCACACCACATAGAATTTAACTACAAGTATCTAACTTTAGAGTTTATTACAAGACCTGATAAGCTCGATAGATTTGTAAATATGGGAGACTTTAAAATCAAAACTCAAATACTATGATAAAATCAAGCAGCGAAATATTAGACCAGCTTATGAGCCTTTATAAAAACGGAGTACCTGAGGGAAGTGGAATAGGTTTAAAGTCTTTTGATAGTCAATTAACTTTTGTTAAAGGTGGATGTACTGACATAACGGGTTATCCTTTCTTTGGTAAATCTCTTTTTATGAAGGAGATTATGATGGGACTAACTTTAAACGAAGGTTGGAGACATTGCGTTTATATGCCTGACGATGGAAGCGATACCGAGGTAATATCTAATTTGATGCATAAACTAACCGGTAAGACTTTTTTAAAGAATTATCCTAACACTATTACCGAGAAAGAAATAAGCAAGTATAGTACCCAGCTTTGCGATAGCTTTAAGTTTATCTCCGCAGAGCATAACATAGAGCCTGAAGCCTTTTGGAACTATGCAAAAGAAAATAAATGTACCTCCGCAGTAATAGACTCTTGGAACTACTTAGCTCACAAAGGAGAGCCAACTAACGCAGACTATTTACGTAAGATACTTTCTTTAAGAAACAGATTTATGGATATAAATAAGATGCATTCTTTTATAATTATTCACCCTAAAAATCCTGACCCTAAGCAAGTAAAAGACGGGTCAGTAAAAAAGCCAAGTGTTTACGATTTAATGGGCGGTAGCGAATGGAATAACAACGGTAGAAATATAGTCGTAGTTCATAAGGATAGCAAAGAAGACCACCACCCGTATAAGATAACGGTAGATAAAGTTAAGCCTAAACATTACGGAAAGCTTGGAGAGTGTGTCTTGCATATCGACTGGGCTTCTCAAAGGTTTTATGAGTTTGACCATATACATAACACAAAGAAATACGCCTACGCTACTGAGGAGATAGTAGTAGACCCAATTAAAGATATATTCGCAGTAAGTAACGACCAACCTTTTTAAATTATGACAGACCAAGAAGCAAAAGAGATATTAAACAAACCAGCTATTTGTAAAGAGGCTGAGCGTTCGGTGCGAGATATGAAATTAAAGCTCGCTAAATACTCAGGGGATAAGACCGAGCAGACTAAGCATTTGCAAAATTTAGATAATTTGATTAACTTAGCTTATAAGCAAGCAGTAGACATAGACGCTTACGAGGAGTTGTTAGCTACTTACCTTTTTAAAATGGGAGAGCAACAAGCCAAAATAAGAGAGTTATGCGAGCTAAACGCAATGAGTAACAAAATAGTAGAGCTATAATTATAAACTAATTGTTAACAATATGAATCACTTTTATACTTCAGACGAAGAGCGAATAGCTAAGAGTACAATAGACGCAAGGGTAAGAGTAGCTAAGTCAAACGCACTAAGCGAACAATTTTACGAGTTTGGATATAACTTTTGTACTGATTGCTTAACCTCTAACGGAATTTTAGACTGCTCTCATACCATCTCAGTAGACGAAGCACAAAAAACTCGTAGGACAGAATTAGCTTGGGACGTAGACAATATAAAAGTAAGGTGTAGAGATTGCCATATTAAGCACGATAGCCAAAGTAGAATAAAATGAAATTAAGAAATAGTATGAAAGGATTGATACAAGTAACCGCCACCAAGGGAGGGCGTACAATAACAAGCGAGGTCTTCGGAGATATGGGAGACAAAGAAACTTTATTCGGTCAGCTAATGAACCGACACAAAATAACTCATAACGAACGCCACTTATGGAAGCTGAGTAGCGTTGTAATTAACGAAGAGGTAAACCTATGACCAAAAAAGAACAGATAGCACACTTCGGTTATATTACGGGAGAAATGGAGAAAGTACTATTTAGCAAAGGAGACGACTACGCTAACACCGACAGACTTTCTAATTTTAAATTAGCTGGAGCAATTACTGGAGGTAACGCAAGTACTAACTGCTTAAACCTAATAGCTACTAAAGTAGCAAGGCTTGGAGTACTTTTAAGCTCAGACAAAAAACCAAACAACGAGAGTATCGAGGATAGTGTGTTAGACTTAGCAAATTATTCAGTACTTTTGTGGATGATAATAAACGAAAATAAATAATTAACAGAATGGAAAAAACAGAAAAAGTATTCGCAGAGGGTTTTATGTTTAAAATGAAACCAAACTCTCCTGAGTGGGTAGTAGGTCAATTAAGCCTAAAAGCTGATGAGGCAATAGCCTTTATTCAAAGGAACACAGATAAAGGATGGGTAAACCTAAATGTTAATATCGGTAAGAGCGGGAAGCCTTACGTAGAACTTGACACTTGGAAGCCAACGCAAGCGTCTACATCTCCCGACCCTGAGTTTAATTCCGAAGGGCTACCCTTTTGATATTGCAAGAGATATATTTCGATAAGAGCATTCGAAATTATGCTCTTAAATTAACAAACAACCAGCAAGAAGCCGAGGAGTTAGTCTCTTTGGCTTTTGACATTTGTAGCCATAAACCGCCGAAAGAAAATATGAAGGGCTATTTTGCAATAGTAATGCGGAATCAATGGCTTAAAAAATGCAACAAGACAGACCCCTACTGGGCAATAGAAGAGAGTGAGAGCGAGGATATTGAAGACGTACTCTCAAAGATGAGCCATTACAACGCTAATCTAATTAGAGCCGTATACAACGGAGATACCCTTATCAAAATACACAACGAAACCTCTATAAGCTACCGCAGCATAAAAAGCGACTATAAAAAAGCCAAAAAAGAATTTAAGATTATGTATGAGAATAAAACCAAAATAGCTATCGTAATGCCAACGGTAAGCGGAGTAAGCTATCACAGATTAATGATGCCGCTTGTCAGACTTAGTCAGGACTATGGGATAGAAGTAATTTGCTTAGTTAATAACGCTGACGATTTTTTAGATAAACTTGACGGAGTGACCCACGTTATTTTTAACCGTAATATCTCCGAGCTTATGAAGCCTGAAGAGACTATTTTAATTCTAAAGGCAAGAGGCATAAAAGTTATTTGCGATGTAGATGACTACTGGGTGCTTTCAAAAGGTCATCCTTTAGAGGTTTACTACCGTAAAAGCAATATGGCAAAGTGCATACTTGCAAACATCAAATTTGCAGACCAGGTATGGACAACAACTAAGATTTTAGCGGAGAAGATTAGACCCTACAATAAGAATGTAGAGGTAATAAAAAACGCTATTGACCCAAACGAAAAACAATTTGCCTACGAAGACTTATCTTTAAAATTTGACACTTTCTTTTACTCAGGAGGCTCGACTCACCTTAAAGATTTAAAGCTATTAGGTAACGCCTTTGATAATGAATACCTAACCGTTAAAAGCCCAAGAGTACCTAAGCGAATGAGTCCGATAATCTCGCAAGTTAGCAGCATTCAAGAATACGCTACCGACTACCAGCATTGTGGAATATGCGTAATACCTCTTAGGGATAACCTATTTAATAGATGCAAGTCTGAGCTTAAAATGATAGAGGCTGGACACTTTGCAAAGCCCGTAATAGTTAGCAACGTAATGCCTTATAACCTACTCGCTACAAATAGCAATAGCCTAAAGGTAAATGATAACGACTGGGCGGCTGCGATTAAAAAGATAAAAGGAAACTACAATATGCAGATAGAGTTAGGATTAAAGCTAAAAGAAGACGTTAAAAGTAAGTACGATATAGTAAAAGAGAACGCTAAAAGACTTCAAACATTATGAGCAAGAAAAAAACAATAAGCAACGCAGATTTTTTAAAATTTGAGTTAGAGAACGGAATAGGGTTTCACAATCCTTCCTTTGTAACTTTAGCAAGCGAAACCGCAAAGCAAATTAAAGACCTACCGATTAAAAGCGTATTAGATTACGGAGCGGGTACCGGTGTATATTCTCAATCGTATTTAAATGAAGGGTATGAGGTATTTG